GCGGCGCGCATGCTCATGCCGCCTGCTTCGCGCCGATGATGCGCGCAGCCTCGGTGGCGCCGCGGCTGGTCAGTGTGAGCGCGCTGGGCAGCATGGGGTCGTCGTAGTCGGCCAGCCCCATGTCCACCAGCGTGTTGGCGGTGCGGGTGGTGACCACCTCGGACGCCTGCGGCGCGGGGTTGCTGCTGCGGTTGAACCATCCGCCGCGGCAGCGGTGCAGGGTGTGGTTGGTAGCGGCGAACGCCAGCAGCAGCGCTTCTTGCGGTTTGGGGGTGAGCATCAGCGGATCCTCGTGGTGGCCCAGGCCAGCACGTCGCGCGCTTGTTCCAGCGTCAACGTGCCGGGGTTGGTGGAGCCGTCGCGGTATGTGCTTCCGGCCAGCAGGGACTGCGCGCGGCTGCGGTCCACTACCTCGATCGGGTCTGTGCGGGTTGCGCCCCAGCGTTTGCTGCGGATGCGCGCATGGCGCAGCAGGGCGGCGTGCTTGCGGATCACAGTGAGCGTGGTCATGGCGTGGTGTCCTGGGCAAACAGGGTTTTGGCGTTCGTCCGCCAGTCTGGCGAACGTAGTCGCGGGCGGCGTCGTCGGCGCAGGCCAGCAGCGCGATGGGCAGCAGTGCGTCGATGGTGCGTTGTGGCGCCGCGGCGGTGCTGCAGGCCATGTCGGCCAGCACCAGCGCCACCTGCAAAGGGCCAGCCCGCTGTGCGTCATGGCGCGGGTTGGGGGCACTCATGTGGGCTGCCCCAACGTGGCATGCGCAGCGGGCACCAGGTCGGCATTGCCGCGCAGGATGCCGTCGCAGGGTGCGGCGGCTGGCTGCGTTGCAGCAGCGATGGCCGCGCGCAGTTCGCGGGCGTGTTTGTTGATCAGCATCGCGTCGGCGGGGTGCGCGGTGCGTGCGCGGTCCTCCCACATTTGCGCGATGGACTCCAGGCGGCGGATGAGTGGGGCAACCGGCGCCATCACCACTCCCTCACCAGCCACCAGATCAGCGGCAGGTATGCGGCGAAAGCGATGAACGCGCTGCAGGCGAGCGAGCGCAGGGCATCGCGCACGGTCATGTCGAGGATGGACTTCATGCCGCCGCCCTCGCCGGCAACGCGGCCGGCATGAATTCGCGCAACAGCTCATCCACCTGGTCCGCTTCTTCGCGGGTCAGGCCGACGCAGGCGCCGTTGATCCACAGCTTTTCCGGCAGCAGGTCGTTGGGGTAGGTGCTGCTGGTGCGGTGGCACTGCGCCGGGCGCGCCAGCATCAGGAACAGCTGCGGGTGGCCGCCGGCCTGGCGCGGGCCGTACAGCTCTGCCGCGACGGCGTCGGGCCCGATGCTCACCTGCAGCGCGGCCACGCCGCGGGGGAACTGCATGTAGGCGGGGGCGGTCATGCGGCACCGCCTTGGGCGATACTGCCGGCATTCACGCAAAGGGCCGCGCCATGACCGCCGAATCGCTTGCCGGTTACATTGTCATGCTGGTCATCGGCGCTGCGCTTGGCGCAGCAGGCAAGCGCGAGTTGGGCCGGGTGTCGCTTTGTTTGTTGGCTGCGCTGTTCGGTGCTGGTCTGCTGGGTTACTTCCTTGGCATGGAGGCCGCTATCCGCGCCCCGCTGCCCTTGTGGGTTGGGCTGGCCGGATTGCTGTTGATCCCAGTCGGTTTGGCGTTGGCGCTGTTCGCATTGCCGCAGTCGGGATTCGAGCGCGTTTTCCCGCGACGACATCGCACCGACGAATAGCGCGCTGCCGGCGACGTAGATCAGCACGACCGCCGCCGCGCTCACGTACAGCGATTGGCGCGAGATGCCTGGCAGCGCACCTGCGCGCTGCCACCACGCGCGTACGGCGCGTGGTGTACCCCGCAGAGGCAAGTGGCCCAATGCATAGCCGGCAAGGAGCAGGGCTGCAGCAGTGAGCGGGTTCATGCGCCCACCTCCTTCATCGCAGCTCGCGATGCCGATGCAAGAGCAGCACGCATTGCGTCCTTGCTTAGTTGGCTGTAAGCGGGGAAGTAGAAGCCGAAATCTTCGTAGAACGTGCGGAGTGCTTCATCCACCATCTCGTCGCTGATTGCGACTATGGCCAGCTTCTTTTCGGGTGCTTGTGCGACCAGCTCCACTTGGTTGCCGGGATTGCTGATCATCAACACCGTGCGCAGTACCTGTTCGTCCATGCCGTCCTGGGGCAAGTGGTCGTAGCGGTATGCGCCGTCGATGATGCTGCCGGGCGCAGGCGGCCATGCGCCCATCCAGAAGGGCTTGGGCAGGGCGTCGATCGCGTTCCGGAGGTTGAGCCAACCGAAGATGGCGACCGCCAGCGCGATGCAGGCCAGCGCAAGGGTGAGGTACGGCAGTGCGGCGTTCATGCGGACGCCCTCGGCTTGCCCAGATGCCGCACCCATGCCCACGCATCCTTGGCGTGGATGGCGGCGAGTTTGCGCATGCCGGCGGCGATTTCGGCCAGGCCTTGCTGATCGGCGAACGCGGCCAGCCGCAGCGCGTCTTCGCACTGGGTGGCGTGGTGGGTGATGCCCTGGCGGGCGGCTGGTGCGGCGGATGCCATGTGCGCCTCCACGAATCTGGTGGAGGGCGGCCACGGCGGGCGCCAGGGGGAGCGCCTACCGTGGCTCAGGGTGGCTGGTGGGGAGGCCAGCGCGCCCTGTTGCCCTGCCGGCGACCGGGCCGGCATGGGGAACATTAGGTCGGGCCTAACTACATGTCAATAGGCCATACCTAATTTACTTGATGAGCGGTGCTTGTCCTGAGCGACCTAGGTCGCGCAGACTGCTTGCGCCCGATGGCCCCCCTCAAGAGGTTACCGGCGCGCCGCGATAGAGGGCTGGGTCGGGCGCCCGTTTCCGGCTACAGTGGCGGCATGAGTGGAATGACTATTCCGGGCGGGCTTCTGGTTGCCGTCGAAGGCATCGACGGGGCCGGCAAGACAACGCTTGCCAGGCTGTTGCGCGACTGGCTGGAGGGGCAGGGCGCCGCCGTGAACTTGGGCAAAGAGCCCACCGCCGGGCCATGGGGCATGAAGCTACGGGAGTCTGCAGCTTCCGGCCGGCTGACGCCGGAGCTGGAGCGGGACTACCTGCTGAGCGACAGGCGGGACCACGTGCGCGATTTCATCAGCCCTGCGCTGGCGCGTGATGAGGTGGTGATCCTGGACCGCTACTTCCCTTCGATGGTGGCATACCAAGGCGCTGCCGGACTTTCGCCCGCTGCGCTTCTGGAGGCAAATGCGTTTGCGCCGCGCCCGGATGTGCTGCTGTTGTTGGACTTGCCGCCCACCGAGGGGTTGGCGCGCATCCACGCCCGCGGCGACCAGCCCAACGCATTCGAGGACGAAGCCAACCTTGCGGCCTGCCGCCAGATATTCCTGGGCCTGCCGCTGCCCAAGCGGGTGATTGACGCCACGCAGCCTGTTGCCGAGGTGCAGGCGGATGCCCAGCTGGCGGTCATGCTTGCCATCACTGACAAGCTGCGGCTGGCGCACGGCGCGGCAGCGGTGGGGCAGGTGAGTCGCTTGCTGCCGGTCTTGACCGCTTGATGCGGAGAAGCCCGGCGGGATCTTCAGGTCTTGGCTTCGGTGCCCTTGCGCCGCGTGTGGCGGGCAAGTTCAGAATTCCATTCGACGCAGTTGCTGGACGGCCCGCGCAAGGCAGTACGGGATAGCGGCGGTGGCCAGAGCGATGGCGGCGGCTGCGGCCTGCTGAGGTGCAGATTCCGCCGCGTCCAAGCCTTCCGAAAGTTGCATGGCGCCGCTGCAGGCCCCGTACAGCGCGATGACCCATGCAAGGACTTCCGAGATCAACCCGAGCCAGCCCCAGAGTGTTCGGCCGCTTGACTCATCCCCAGGCGCAACGCGGCGCGTGCGGCGGGCTGCAGCCATTGCATGCGCCTGCACGGCGCGACTGTATATCGCGCCGCACGTAGTACAGGCTTCCAGTTCGTCGCCAGTGGCGTTTACGTTTGTGTGGCCGCACTTGATGCAGGTTCGCTCCATCGTAGTTCTCTCTCAGGCCGGATAAGGTGGTGGTCCTTCCGTGGCGCGAAACAAATAGATTCCGATGATGTCACCGCTGATCGCTTCCTTCTCGGTGCTGCCGATGATCTTCTCGCGGCTGGCGGTGCCCGTGGGGCGGAACACGTAGCTCGCGTTGATCAGCCGCCATCCTTCCAGCTCGATTTGTTCCAAAACACCGGATGCGTCGGTGGTCCCGGTGTCGGTGGTGAATGTGCCGAACAGCAAGCTGGAGTGGCCCACTGTCCTGCTGAGTGGGAGGTCGATCTGATAGATCATCCGGCCCGCGTTGCGCGCTGCTCTTGCCAGCCCTCGCGGCGATTCAGCGAAGCCGGCGGCATACCGCATGGCGGCTGCAGGATTCTCGACGCGGGCATAGATCACGCCGCAGTTCGGGCACTCAGTTTCGGGCGCAAGTTCCTGCGCCTTCCGCAAGTAGCCGCAGCGAATACATTGTTTTCCTGCGGCCATTGCTCAGCCTCCCTGGCGGTACACGAACTCGCCCAAAATCTTAAGCAGTTCCGCTTGATCTGGTGCGATCGTCTCGTTGGGGTAGCGATGCTTGTCCGGGTTGGAGCTTTCCAGCGCCCAGCCGCCATCAATGAGCCGGCGCAATCGCTTGATGCGTAGTCCGTCCGGGTGGCCGATCAGGAAGATCGCTCCGGACTTCGGTTGGATCTTGCTGGTGTCGAAGATGACTATGTCGCCATCCACGATGAAGTCTGCCATGCTGTCGCCGTCGGCCCACACGGCCAGCAAATTCTCCGGCTTTACCCTGTAACGCCGGAACCAGCTGGCTTCCTTGATCAGCGGTTGTCGTTCGTCTGCATCCCAATTGATCGCCCCACCGCCACAGGCTCCGCGGGCATCGCTGAACGGGATTTCCTGACTATCGGAGTAGGGGGCGCTGCCTGCCTCCCTGACCGAGTAACGCGCGCGTGTTGCATTCGATCCGGCTTCGCCGAAGTAAAGGTGGCCGAACGTGCTCCCGTGATCCTCCGCGATGGCGCGCGCCAGATCGGTGCTGGGCCGGAACTTCCCGTTTAACCAATCGTTGGCGGTCACAGCGCTGACCTTGTACCGATCAGAAAGATAGCGGCCGGCCCCGCGGCGCTGCTGGCCCGACGCCTGCAGCAGCGCAACCAGGCGCTGCCCGAAGGCAAGATTTTCTTTGGTCGCTGCGGGCTTGGTATTAGGCATTGCCTAATCGTCCTACAAACATGATTAGGAAAGACCTATTGACAACGGACATTAGGTTGATCCTAAATAGCGCCCATGGAGACCAAAGACCCATTGACGCGAGCCATCGAGTTCTTCGGCAGCCAGCAGGCGATGGCCGATGCACTGACGATCAAGTCGCCCAGCATTTCCGGCTGGCGACAGTCTGGCCGGGTGCCGGCCGAGCGCTGCGCCGCTATCGAGCAACTCACCAATGGGGCGGTCACGCGGCATGACCTGCGTCCCGACGTCTTCGGCCCGCTGCCCAGCATCGATGTGGCAGGGCAGCCTGCGTGCGAGGTGGCCTGAGATGCAGCTTTCAGTGCTCGCCTGTGATGTGCCGGTAAGCCGCTTCTGCCCCGAAGGCGGTAAGTGCCTTGGTGTCGACGTTGCGGCCGGTCGCCCGGCACCAGGCAACGAAGTCTGCGGAACGTACCTTCGCCTTGATGGCGACGACGCCACGGTCCTGCATGCTTTTGAGGGATTGCTCCGCGGCGGCTTCCCACTCGCTGAACGTGGCATGCCACTGCCTGTCCGGCAGGACGGTGCGGAATGAAGCGTAATCATCTTCTTCGAACCACGGCATGCCCGCGGCCTGAACTTGTTGTTGCATCGGCGCTCTCCGGTGGTGGGTTGTGCTTCGCAACCCCAGCCTATCACCGGGGCGCCACCCTTCTGACTGCGCGCGAGGTGGCGTGATGCGCTCATTTCTTCGCTCCGATACCGCGCGGGGCCTGCTGGTTTCCGCGCTGCTGGTCTGCGCCGCCGCCGCGGGCGCGGTGGTCATCGACCGCCACGCGGAACAGCACGGCCACTGTGCGCCCCTGGCCATGATCGATGTGGAACGCACGCAGCGGCTGCAGCGTGACGAGGGCGGGCAGGGCGTGGGTGGTTTCCATGCCTGCAGCATCCGCCTGCTGTCTGCTGGAAAAAACGTTCGCGGAGGGCGCCCGTGAACGTTGCGGATGCGGCCTATGCCGTGGTGCACGGGTATCCGGGCGGCAGCGAGTCGTTGGCGCCGCGGCTGGGGATGAGCGCGGCGATCCTGCGCAACAAGGTCAACCCCAACAACTGCACGCATCACCTCACGTTGGCAGAGGCTGACCGGCTGACCGGCATCACTGGCGACCTGCGCATCGCGCACGCGCTGGCCGGTGCGCACGGCGCGGTGGTGATGCCGCTGGGCGATGCCGAGGATGCCAGCGACATGGCGGTGTTGGAAGTGATCGCCGGGCTGTGGTCGCGCAGCGGATTGCTGGGCACCGAGGTGCACGGCGCGCTTGCGGACAACGTGCTGACCGGTGTGGAGCTGGGGCGCATCCGCGATGCGGCCTATGCGCTGCAACGCCAGGTGCTGGGATTGATCGACCGATTGGAAGCAATGGCTGAGCCGGAGGGGCGGGGGAATGCCTGATTTCATGGATCACATCCAGCAGCACGCGGAGGACGTGGCGGCGGATGCGCTGGCCGCGCATGCGCTGCGGCAGCGGCCGGCGGGGCGCGAGACGTGCGCGAATCTGGACTGCGGCGCGGACATCGCCCCGGTGCGCACCGCGCTGGGCGCGCAGCTGTGTCTGGACTGCCAGAACGGCGAGGAAGCGCAAGCCGCCCACTTCAAGACGTGGGGGCGCCGGTGACCCATGGGCCTGCCGCGCGGACACGATCGCGCATCCACCCGGCCACCGAAGCCTGCGGCGGCGGAACGCTTCCGCGAATGCCTGCAGGCTNCTGGCNTCGGACGTACAGCCCACGCCGGAGGAACTGGCGCGGATCGAGCGCGAGGCGCAGGCAGCGCCGTACCGGCGGCATCAGCTGGAGTTGCCGGTGTGAGTGCGACGGGCCGCTGTGATGAGGCGTACCGGCGGGAGTGCGAAGCACGGACGTGGCTGCGCATGGGGTACGACTCGCCGGCACGTGTGGATGGCCTGATGACCCGAATTGCGAAACATCGTGGGGCCGCGGCGGCTGACGAACTGCGGGAGGAAATGCGCCGGCAGTGGCTGCTGCAGCAGGGGACGGCCTCGTGAGCGTCGACGTTGAGCGCCTGAAGGGGCAGCTGGACATCGTTGAGGTGATCGGCCGCTATGTCCAGCTCAAGCGGGCAGGGAAGGAGTATGAGGCGTGCTGCCCGTTCCACAGCGAGCGCACCCCGTCCTTCACGGTGATCCCCGGCAAGGGCTTCTTCCATTGCTTCGGGTGTGGCGCACACGGTGATGTGGTTGGCTTCTACCAGCAGATCACCGGCGTCGACTTCAGGCAGGCGTTGCGCGACCTGGGCGGCGACACCTTCGCGGACGCGCGGGACATCGCGCGGCCGGAGGTAGTGCACGACCCTGCCGGGAAATGGATCCCGCTGATGCCGGTGCCTGCCAGCGCACCGGCGCTGCTGGCGGGTGATGGATCTGGCTGGACGGTTCCGATCTTCAACCCGAAGCGCGGCAAGATGACCAAGCTGAAGCCTGCGCGCGCGGACGCATACCGATCTGCCGACGGTGCGCTGCTGGGCTATGTGCTGCGCGCCGACATCCCGGACAATGATGGCGGCAAGCCGAGGAAGTGGACGCCCACGGTGACGTGGTGCATCGGCCCTCAGGGCATGCAGCAGTGGTGCCTGCAGCACTTCCCGGATCCGCGCCCACTTCTGGGGCTGGACGCGCTGGCCGCCAAGCCGGCGGCGCCGGTTCTGGTGGTGGAGGGCGAAAAGTGCCGCGAGGCTGGCGCTGGCGCGTTCGGGCAGTACGCAGTGGTGGCGTGGCCGGGTGGCAGCAATGGCATCGAGAAAGTCGACTGGTCGCCGCTGCGGATGCGCGACCTGGTGCTGTGGCCCGATGCGGACGATGCGGGTATCAAGGCGATGCTGGGTGCCGCGAATGACGCCGGCTTGCTGAAGGTCGGCGTGGCGCAGCTTGCGAACCGCGCAGGCGCGCGGTCCATTCGGATGGTTGACGTCGCTGGCCAGCCGCGAGGCTGGGACATCGCGGATGCGCTGCTGGTGGATGGCTGGACTGCGGCGCAGCTTGCAGGTTGGGCAGCTGCGCGGGTGGTCAACATCAACGTGAGGCGGGGATGAGCGCGATGGCGCGAAAAGACATCACCGTCATCGACGGCGGTCGCAAGGGTGCCGGCAAGAAAGGCGACGGCGGCGGCGCGAAGTCGAACGACGAATGGACAACGAAGCTGACGCGCACGCGCGAGGGCTTCGTGGAGGGGTCGTTGCATAACCTGCTGCTGATCTTCGAAAACGATGAGCGCCTGGCCGGCCTGTTCTGGCTCAACGAATCCAGCAATCAGGTGCTGCTGAGCAGGGACGGCCCGTGGCTGGGCGGTACGCGTCACGAGTTCACCGATACCGACAGCTGTGAGCTGGCGGCATGGCTGCAGCACCCCGACCGCTACTACTGCCGCTGCAAAGACGACACCGTGTTGAAGGCGGTGATCACCGTGGCGCGCCGGCACCGCCGGCATCCGATCAGGGAATACCTGAGCGCGCTCGAATGGGATGGCGTGCCGCGTGCCGAGCGCATGCTGGTGGATCTGTTCGGTGCGGCCGACTCGCCCTACAACCGAGGCGCGTCGCTTTGCTTCCTGGTGGGCGCCGTGGCGCGTGTGCTCTGGGCGGATCCCAAGAACCCGTCCCTTGGCGCCAAGGTCGACTTCATGCTGGTGCTGGAGGGCGAGCAGGGCAAGAAGAAGTCCACCGCGCTGCTGGAGTTGTTCGGCAGCCAGTGGTTCGTGGAAACGAACGAATCACCGATGAGCAAGGACTTCTACCAGGTTATCCAAGGCGCATGGTGCGTTGAGATCGCCGAGCTGGACTCGTTCCGGCGCGCCGATGAGACGGCGGCCAAGACCGCAATCTCCCGCCGCGTCGACAAGTTCCGCGCGCCCTATGAGCGCATGCCGCGATCGTACCGGCGCGAATGCGTGTTCGGCGGCACCACCAATGAACATGAGTACCTGCGCGACGCCACCGGCGGACGCCGCTTTCTCCCGGTGCGTGTGGATGGTGATGTCCAGATTCCTCGCATCGTGGAGCTGCGAGATCAGCTGTGGGCGGAAGCCGTGAAGATGTTCCGCGACGGCGTTGAGTGGTGGGAATTCCCGGAAGAGGCCAAGGAAGAGCAGGAGTCGCGCTACGTGGGTGACAGCTGGGAGGGACGCATTGCCAAGTGGCTGGCTATGCGCGCGCCTGGCGAACCGGACAAGGCCTACCCGGACAGGCTCAGGTTCGTGACGCGCATGGACCACACCACGACAGACGAGATCCTGCAGTGGTGCATGGGCATGGATGCCGGCAAGCATGGCAAACAGGAGCAGATGCGCGTGGCGCTGGCGATGAAGCGGCTGGGCTGGGAGGCCCGGCGGGAAATGATCGACGGCTACCGTGAGCGCCGCTGGCATCGCCCGGGTGCGGAATCCGATGGGGAGGTGCGCGATGCTACACCGTTCTGACGGCCTGCCCGACCACTACCGGGCATTGCCCGACCTCTGCCCGACCTCTGCCCGACCTCGGGCTAGCAGTCATGCGGGTTTGCCCGACCTACCCAACCTTTCCGGCTTCGCGCGTATTGCTGCAACCAACAGCATCCACACATTTACTACTAACTACTTGAAAGGTTGGGTAGGTCGGGTAGGTCGGGAAGCGCCAGCATTGGCGCTGGTTTCAGGGTGCCCGACCTCTGCCCAACCTAGCCAAAGGTCGGGCAGCGTGTGGTTCCACGGGAATCCATCGTCCTCGACGAGCGCAGCCGATTTGGCGAGGTGCGTGCCGAACCTGAACGGCCAGGGGCGCGGGTCCTCCCCGAGGGGTGCGTCTACGGGTAATTGGGGCCGCAATAACTCGCTAGTCACGAGGTTTTCTAAGGGGGGTTGTGCTGGTGAATGAGCTGTCCACCCCTATCACGCAGGCCGCGTTCGGTGACCTGGTGGGGATTTCCCAGCAGGCGGTGAGCGATCTGGCGCGGCGGAAGATCCTGATGGAAGGCGCCAGCGCCAGCGAATGGCTGCTGGCCTACTGCGACCACCTGCGCGAGGTCGCCGCCGGCCGGGGTGGCAGCAACGCGCTGGAGCTGGCAGCGGAGCGTGCCCGTCTGGCGAAGGAGCAGGCCGACAAGCTGGCGATGGCGAACGCCGTCACCCGCGGGGAGCTTGCACCCGTGACCCTGCTGGAACAGGTCATCGTCCGATCAGGTGCGCGAATGGGGCGCCTGTTGGAAACGATCCCCGGCCTGCTGCGCCGCCGCCAGCCGAACCTGACCGCCGATGACATCGCCGACGTGGCGCGCGTCGTTGCCAAGGTGCGCAACATCGCCGCGACCATGCGCCTGGCAGATCTGGACGCCGAGGATGAAGACGATGCCGTCGACATTGCCGCGGTAGAAGCCGTCCTGGACGACGCCGCATGAGCCTGCTGGCCGGCATCGATGCTTCGCAGCTGCAGGCCGTCGAGAACGCGCTCGCGCGCGCCATGGCTGC